GGCAACCGGCGCTGTGGCCGGAAACCCTGTGGACGGAAGTACGGCCATCAGCAGAAGCTCCCTGACGGAAGGTGAATAGGGTTGTAGGCATCAGCACTGACGTAGTGAAACGCCGTGCCAGGAGGCACCACCGGGCCAACGCCGAATGGCACTTGCCCAGGGGTGCCAACTGAGAACGAGCCGTTGCGATAGATCGCAGTCAGCTCATCCAGCAACACCGAGCCAGTTGTTCCCTCCGGCCCGACGGGACCGATGGGACCAGGAATTGCTGGGCTAAGCGTTCCCGAGAACGGGTTAAAGGCGTAGTTGGACATGGCTCAGCTCTTGGTGATGCTGGTGACGTTGCCGCTGCCGTCATAGGCAAGGGTCAGCGTGGTAACGGTTGTCCCAGATGCGCCACCTTGCTTGTAGGTGACCGTCGAAAGATTTGTTCCCGAGTACGTCATCGCAACGTAGTCATGTTCGGGAATGGCGAAGCCTGGAATTGCGTCGCCATAAGGTTGAGTTGCCATCAGCAGAAGCTCCCTGAAGCGTGGTGAATGGGGTAGTAATCGCTCTGACTGATGCCAGAGAACGCAGCCCCAGGCGTCAGCACAGGGCCAACACCGAAGGGAATGGCGCCGGGCCGGCCAACACTGAAGGCAGCGTTAATCAAAATTTCCAGTGGCTCGAGCACCTGAATGGGGCTCTGTGGCACGGCTGCTGCCGTGGCGATCTGCACAGCAGCGTTGGCCGCCGCTGATGCGGCATTGGCCGTGCCGGTGACAGCGTTGGCTGCTGCGATTGCCGCGTTCGATGCTGTGGTCGCCGTAACGGCTTCCGCTTGTGCCGCCGTGGCTGAAGCCTGCGCAGCGGTTGCCGATGCCTGCGCTGCTGTGGCGCTGGCCCCCAGCTGTGTGATGGCCGCGTCGTTGCGGTCCTGCTGCTCCTGCACCACGTACAGGTTCTGCAGGTCGGCGGTGTCGAGATCGTCGGCGATCAGGTTGCTGCCGTCCTGCCAGTCCACCAGGCGCGTGGTGTTCGGCGTCTGGCGGATGACGGTCAGCGTCTGTCCGCTGGCGGGTGCTGCAACGGTCTGGATCTGGGTGCCGCTGGTCCAGTTGAAGCCAGCGCCATTCGCCAGCTCGCTGGTGAAGGTGCCATCAAGGATGTTGAATCCGAGGTAGACCTTGACGTGTGCCTTCAGCAGATACGGGAACGGGACAGAAAAGGTCGTGGTCGACCCGTTGCCCGCGTACTGGCGGTACGAGAATGGCGTCGCTGACACGGCATGACTACGGGGCTGTAGTCATTGTGGCTCCATTCAAGGCCTCAGCAAAGCCACGCAGCCCTCCATCCGTGTTGCGCTCCAGATTGTTGGTTCGCATGATGTCGCGCCGTTCGCGCCATTCCTGAGCGGCCTGAGTGTTGCTGGTGTTGATCTGATCTCGTGTGATCAGGTGGTAATACTCCTTGGTTGCGTTGATCAGGACCTGGGCCGCTTTGCGGCGGCGTTCAGCGGCCGGCATGTCGCGGGCCTTGAGGTCGCTGGTGGTGTTGGGGTCGTCCTGCATCGCCTGATACACCGGCGAGTTGATCAGCGAACGCAGCGCCTCCTGGACCGTGCGGCCTTTGACGTGTGGCTCCACAAACTGCACAACAGGGAATGTGACCGTCTTGCTGTTGGGGATGGTGATGCCAGTTGGCGTGTCGACGGGGAAGGCGAGCTGGAAGCTGACCGATGGCACCTTGCCGGCGATGGCAAGCCGCGCGGTCGGCGACATTTCGCCTTGGATCGTCGCGTAGGTGTCGTTGTACTCCTTCTTCAGGTCGTCGCTCATGGCAACGCCCTCGAGGACGCCTGACATTAACGCGCTGGGCGGGTTGAGCTGGTTCTGGGCGTCGAGCTCGGCATAGAGCTTCTCGTCAGCCTCGGGCCACACCTGCGGGAAGAAGCGGTCCTTCAGGGCATCGGCCAACTGCTGCCCCCAGGCGAGCTTGATCTTGCTGCCCAGCCAATCGCGCTCCTTGTAAGCACCGCCGATCAGGCCGGTGAGGCCAAGGGTGCCGTAGGCAAGCTCGCGCAACTGGCGCTCGATCTTTTCGAGCGGGCTGTCATCAGCGCCCTGGAAGTTCTGCGCTGCGCTCGGTGCGGTGCTGGCGAACAGGTTGCGGCTCTGCATCCCGCTGAAGCGCTCGGCGTCGCGGATCAGGCCGATGTTCGGGATCTGGCCGCTGCCGAGGTAGCCAAGGAGCCGGGCCGGTGAGCGGTTGGGCTCGAGGAACAGCTCCATCAGCTGATTCACCTGACCCAGGGCGGTCTGGCGCATGAGGTGGCCGGTGAGCACCTGCATCACGCCGCCTAGGGCGTTGTATTGGTCGTACTTGGAGTACGCCCCGGTCACGAACGTCTCCTTGATGTCCTTCCACAGGAACAGAGTGTTCAGCACGGGGATGCCGCCCAGGAAGGGGATGCCGGCGATCGTGTTTGGCGCCTTGCCCTGAGCCTGCAGCCCGATCCGCCACTCCTCCCTCTCGCGCAGATCGATCGGACCATTGCCGATGATCAGGCCCATGGCGTCCAGGGTGGCGAACAGGCCAAGCAGCTGAGCTGAAACCGCCCATGCGGCCTTGGCCCTAGCCGCCTGCTCTGGCGTTGCGCTCTTGCCAAAGGCGGCCTGCACCGGGACGGTCAGCCAGTCGCTGGCAAGGCGGAAGTCCAGCAGCGTGCCCATGAAGGGCGACTGCACATACGGGAACGCCAGGTCGAAGAACCAGTGCTTGCGGGCGCCCTGCATGGCGTTGAAGACGCCGCCGGTGATCGTGCCCTCCTCAGGGCGGTTCTGCATCCGCATCTCTTGCGAGAACCCTTCGGCGGCCAGGGACTCCGGCGTGTCGAACGTGGGGTAGCCGTAGGTCTCGCCGACCTTTTCGTTGAGGATGCGCTCGGCAATCTCCTGATCCGTCACGTCGGCGCCCAGGGCGTTCTCGCGGCGGAAGCTCTTGATGTTCTCCTCTGTTGGCTCCAGCTGGTAGAAGGCCTTGTCCAGCTCGGACTGCACCCACTCATCGCGGCTGCGTTGATCGAACAGGCCGAGTTGGGCGCCGTCACGCCGGGCCCTGATCTCCAGATCGTTCTTGATCTTGAACAGGTGGAAGAAGTAGCCGGCCGTGTTGTCGACGCCGGCCATCATGCGGAAGCCGGGCGTAAGCACCTTGGCGCCCATGCTCTCCGCCCACAGTCGCCAGGCGGCGTGCATCTTGTTGCGGAAGACGCCGACGTTCTCAGGGATCGACCAGATGCCGGAATCGCGGCCCGTGCGGAACGGCATGTCGAGCATCTGCTGTAGCTCGGCCTTGAGCTGCTGGTTGGTCGAGATCTGCCGGCCGTAGGTGTCGGCGTTGCCGCCGAATGGGGCGACGCCCTCTTTGAAGGCACTGGTGAACAGCTCGCGCGCGGATGCCCGCGTCATGTCCAGGCCGAACTTGACGCTGTTCCAGGCGACGCCAAAGCCTTCCTTGGTCGCATCCCACTGCTCGCGGGTGAGCTTGGTGCCGGCCGGCGTCAGGAGCCCGATGTTCTCGTAAGCCTGGCGGTAGGGGCCCAGGAAGAACATGCCGATGTTGCTGCCCGCGTTCGTCTTGAACTGGGTCATCGCGTTCAGCAGCTGGCTGTCTTTGGCCAGCGCATTGCCGCGCTTCATCAGCAGGTTGAACCACTGCTTGTCGCCCAGACGGCTCTTGGGGTCGACGCCATCGAGCTGGGTGATGAGCTTGAGCTGCTCGATGGTTTCGGCCGCACGCTCTGGATTGACCTTGGCGTCATCAACAGCGTCGACCACCCGGGCGAAGTGGTCGTCGCGCATTAGCTCCTCGGGCGTCATCGTCAGCGCACCCTGCACCTCCGGCGCGTCTGGCTCAAACAGGCGGCCGTCGGCCAGCTGATCCGCTAGCTCGGTGTCCATGGCGCCAGGGCTGTCCACTGCGCCACGGCGGGCGTAGAGGGCCTGACCAGTGCGGCGGCCGGCGAGGCTGTAGTGGCGCTCGGAGACCAGGGCCAGCTTCCAGGCCTTGAACGCTGAACCCTTCAGGTCGGCCGGAACGTCGCCCGCACGGATCGCGGTGCTGATCTCATCCAGCTTGCCGAGGTAGGCGTCGCGGTAGCCCTCCTTGGCCACACGCAGGCGGATCATCCGCTCGGGAATGGCGTTGAACGCTGCGGCGTCGTTGGCCATCAAGGCCATGACGTTGTTCACGTCCAGGTTGAGATCCCGGTAGCTGCTGACCACCAGCTGAGCGATGCGCTCCTGGCCGAGCCGCTCGGTGATAAAGGCGTAGTCCTGGGGGTTCAGGCGCCGGTTGGAGATGGTCAGCAGCTGGGCGAGCTTGGCGTAGTCCTCAGCGGTCTCGATGTCGTAGTTGGCCAGCAGCTGCTTGAAGTTGATCGGCTGGTCGCCGCCGATGTCGACGCGTGGCTTGGCCTCCAGGGCTGCCTCGATGTAGGCGTTGAACTGATCGTTGTCGAGCAGCTCGGCCTGGCGGCGGAGTTCCCCCTCGAGCACGTTGTCGGGGATGGTGGCCTCGCCATCAACGGTGTAGCCGCTGACCTTGATCCGATTGAGGCGGTCCTCGATCTGGCGCTTCTGCTGCTGCAGGCGCTGGATCTCTTGAAAGGCGTCTTCGCAGTTGGACATGATCAGCAGCCCTCCATGGCAGCGCGTTGCTTGACCGCCTCGATGCGGGCGTTCAGGTCGGCGACCCGAGCTTCGGCGAGCTGCGCGCTCTCCGCCAGGGCCCGAGAAGGCCGCCCGCTGACCGCTTCTTTGACCGCAGCTCTGGACAGCCCTCGCGGCAGGCCGGTCCTCGGGTTGGTGTCATCGAGGGCTTGAGTTAGCTCATCGACGAGTCGACCCTCGCTAACCATGAATGACATCGTTTTGCCGCCAGTGCCCACCTTGCGTCCGTCCCAACTTGCGCTCCTCCAGCCAAGAAGGTCGACGGAGGCTTCCATGCGATCGAACCCACCAGAAGGTTCTTCAAAAGCAAATTCGTTTTTGCCTAGAGATCCACTTCGTGCTCTTTCGAAGATGCCCCTCGCGGAATCAAACGCGCCGATTGTAAACAGGTTATAAAGTTTTTCAGCAACATCAAAAATGCGATCGAAGGCAGAGATGATCGTGGTGACCGCTTTCGTGAGCCTGTCTGCGTTCGGCTCGTATCCGCCGAGCATGGCGCGGATGGGGTCTTGTCCGTTCCGTCGTGCCCACGCATACCGCTGAAAGGCGACTGCCTGCGATTCAGCGTAGGCAATCGCAGCGCCGGACTTGGAGCCGCTCACATGGTCGGAGCCAATGGCCGCCTTCATTCGGGCCCAAGTGTTGTCCAAGACCTTGGCTTCCTTGGGCCCCAACGACAGGTACTGCAGCCGGTGGAAGGCTTCGTGGTAGGCGGTCGGCATGATCTCGGCGTCGCTCGCGGCTCGCGTGACGCCATTGATCTGGATGAGGTCCTCCGTCAACCGGTAAAACCCTTTGCGCACCCCCTGCTTCCTGCCGTCGCCACCCCATTCGGACTTGATCGTGACAATCTCGTAGTCGTCTTCGAGGCGAACTGTGACGTCGTCGCCAACCACCTCGCGGACGATCTGCAGCAGCCCTGCACGCCGGAGCGCAGCGCCCTCGGGGGACATGTCCATTGGGGAGGAGTCAAAGGAGTCCCAGCCCCTCATGGAGTCGAGATCGCCGTTGCCGAAGCGCTGCTCCGGCACCTGCAGGCTCATCGCCTTCTGCGGTGCAGCGGCTGAGCCGGTCTGCTCCGTGATGATGCCCTTGATCGCATCGCGCACCTTGGCGCCGTGCGTGCGGATCGCGGTGATGTTGTAGCCGGCCTCCTCCAGGGCCCGGATCAGGCGTGATTCGCCCTTCGACTTCTTGGCTTGGTCGCGCAGCATGTAGGCCGCACGGTCCAGGTCAGACGCGAACTCGACCTTCGCCATGCCGTAGCGGGGAGCGGACTTGGCCAGGTCTGCCGGGAAGGTGAACGCAGCGGGCGGAGCAAGGTCTTGCCCCGTGAGCTCGCGGAGTTGACCGCGCAGCTTGGCGGCGTGATCCATGAGCTGCTGGGCAAGCTCTGGATTGCGCTCCTCCGCTGCTGGTAGGCGGGACTGCTCAATCTGGCGGATGCTCCGCTCCAGCCGGTCAATCTCCTCGGCGCGCCGTTTGGCAGCGGCCGCCCCCGGAGGCGGCTCCTCGAAGCCTTCCAGTACCCCCGCGGCCTTCTTCTCGTCGAAGGTCTTGAGGTCGTAGCCCTCGGCGTCGCGCGCGGCCTTCTCGGCCTCGCGGGCGATCGTTTCATCCAGCTGGCGGTAGGCGTCGCGGAGGTCCAGCTCGTCCGCCATGGCCTTCACCACGTCGTCGGTGATGGTGTTCTCTGCCAGATCGCGCTGCACCTTCATCAGGTCAACGCCTGAATCCATCGGCAGCTCAGGGATCGGCGTCTCGGGCGGGCGCACCTCACCGTTCTGGATGGCGCGCTGGATGGCGAAGAACTCCATCGCTTCCCGGTCGATGGGGTCCAGTCGATCCAACGGCGCGTCGGAAAGCTCCTTGATGACCGAGGCTTGGTCGCCGAGCTCGCGCGCACCTGCCTCCAGCCCAGCAGCCGCATCGCCAAGCTGGCGGGACATTTCAAGCCCCTTGTCGATCGACTCGCCGTAGGCAGCCGCGGCTCGGTCGATCTCGCCAAGGAGCGCCTGAGAGTCAGGGAGGAACTGCCCGCCGCCGGCCAGCAGATCTTCCTGGACCACGTCAGCCCGGGTGACGGCCTGCTCGCCCATCAGATCGGCGAGCTGGCCCACCAGGCGGTTCTTGATCTGCTTGGCGATCGCCCCCTTGTTTTCGCCGGCCGCCACGCGGTTGCCGCCCTCGTTAAGCAGGTCGCGGATCGGGCCGGTCTCCATCCAGGTGCGCTGGAAGTAGTCGATGGCCCGTGCGTTGGCCTCGGCCACCTGCTGCGCTGCGGTCTTGTCGATCCGGCTGCCCTTGGCCTCCAGCGCCGCCGAGTTGGCGTCCGCCATGGAGAACAGGCGCTTCTCCCGCTTCAGCAGGGTGGCCACCTCATCGGCGAGGTCGGCGACCGCCACCATCTGCTTGTTGAAGGTTTGATCCCAGTCGGTGCCGGCCAGCAGATCGGTCTGCTCGCCCATGGCCTGGGCCTCGCCGGTCATCTGCTTGCTCAGCTCGAGCATCCCCTTCAGGCGGCCCTCAGTGGTGCCGGGGTTCTCGACCAGGTAGCGGTAGGCGCCGCGCATCGAGGCTTCATCGGCCCCGCTGCCGCCAATGAGCCGGCCCTGGCGCTCCTTGATCTGGCCGCTTTCGACCGCGCGCAGGATGTCCTCCGGCAGACGACTGAGCTGGAAGCCGGACAGGCCGTTGCCGGAGTCCGGGGCCAGCGGCACTTGAAGCGCTTTCAGTTGCGCCGTATCGGTGATGCCGGCGCCTTTGAAAAACCAGGCTGCATCAATTGGCCGGCCGCCGCCGGTGGCGATGTTGCTGAGAGCGCCGACGGTCTTTGCTTGCTCGGGCGACTCGGCAAAGATCTCCTTGATCGGCAGGGTCGGGATGCCCTTGGCCTGGGCCAGGGCGAAGCGGTTGTGGCCGTTCACCACATAGAACTCGCCGTCGGCCGGGTCTTGCCACACCTCGAGCGGCTGCTCCATGTCGGTGTTCCAGCGATCGACGCCCTCGAGGGAGGAGCCGCGCTGTACGCCTCGAGCGTCGGTGCCTTGCTTGAACTGGAAGCGGGCCGGGTCGATCTTGAGGTCGCCCGTCTTCATCATTTGCTGGCCGGGCACCAGGCGGCTGGGGATGACGATCGAGCCGTCGTCCGCTGCTGCCTGCAGCGTTTGCACCGCATCGGCCGGGGTGAGCTCCTCCCATTCCTTGCCGGTGAGCGCCTGGGCCCTTGCGGCCAGGTCGGGATTCACCTCTGGGTGAAGAACGTTGAGCAGTTGCTGCGGTTCACGCTTGCCCAGCTGCTGCCATTGCTGCGCGAACGGCGTGATCGGATCAGCCAGGCTGTCGCTGGGCGCCGTATTCAGCTCAGTGCTCAGCGCGGGGTCGGGCTCAAGCGGCTGGCGGCTGGCCATGCGCTGGTCCAGCTCCTCCAGGACTGAGCCGCCACTGCGGACGGCGTCGAGCAGTTCAGCATCGGAGGCGTTCTTGATCTGACTGAAGGCGACATCGGCCTCCGGTAGCTCGGGGTCGTAGTCGATGGCCCATGGATCAAGGCCGGGGTCTGCCGTGGGCAGATCGCCTTCCATGACGGCGCCGCCGGGCTCCATCGCCTGGCTAGGGATGGCAGGCTCCGGCGCTGCTGCAGGCTCCGGCGCGCTGATGCCGTACTTCTCCTCCAGGGCGGCATTGGCCTCGCGCAGGCTTTGGCCCTGCGCGGCCTCTGGGGTGAACGCCGTGGCACCGGTATCGGGGTCGCTCTGGACCAGGCCAGCCCCCTCGAGCTCCGCCCGGGGCTGCTCAACGGTCTGCTGCACCACGCTGCGAGCTTTCCGCGCCCGGTTGATGCCCACGAAGGCGCCGCCTAGGCCGACGCCGAACGCGACGTTGGGGATGAATGAGGCTGCGGCCGCATCAGGGAAGGCCATGCCCGGCTTGACCGGGTCGAGCTTGGTGCCGAGAACGGCATCAACCAGGCTCACGGCGCTGCCGCCGGTGGCGGTGTAATCCAGCGGAGTGGTGACGGCCTCGCCAACGGCGGCGTCAAACGCCAGGCGCGATACTGCGCCCTGCCAGGACTTCGCCAGGGCCGGGTTCATCGCATTGGCCAGCGTCTGTGCGGCAGGGCCAACAAAGCGGACGCCACTCAGGGCTTTCAGCCCAACGCCAACGCCAACGCCGCCAGCCACGCCAAGGGTCAGTGCGCTGCGCAGGTCATCGACGCCCTTCTCCTCGGGCGTCATCTGCGATGGAGGCGTTACCCCTGCCGAGCGGTAGACGTGATCGACAACCCGGTCGACGGCGCGGCCGGTAGGGCTGGTGCTGTAGTCGGTCTGCTTTCGGCCGCCGGCCCGCTGCTTCCATTCGATGCCAGCGCGAACGGCATTGGCGGTCGCCGCCGTGGCGCCAAGGCTGCCCTGCCTGAAGGCGATGCCAGCCGGCGTGCTGCGCATGGTCGTGCTCGCCGCCCGCTCAACGCTGCGCAGCGGGTCTGTCGCCAGCTGGTTGAGCTCGTAGCGGAGGTCGTTGCCGAGCTTGCTCAGTGAGAAGCCGCCGGGCCCGACGCCCCAGAAGTTGTTGGCCTTGGGCTTGGGTTTCGGCTTGGGCTTGGCGCGAGGGGCCGGGGGACGCTCGGGGACAACAGGCTGGCCAAAGCCCAGCGAGCCCTTGGCAGCAACTTTCCCGGTGCGGGGATCGGTGACGTACTCGATAGGCATCAGCCTTTACCTCCAGTGGTGGCCTGTCTGATTTGGTCCCTTACTTGGTCGTAAAGGGAACCGAAAATGCGCCTGCCTTCCGCGGCGCTGATCACCTGGCCACGCGTGTACCGGAAAACCCCCTCGTATTGGCCTGGCGCCTTCGCAATGTCGACAATCGGTTTATTGCCGGCAACGGCAGATCTGTTGATGAGGTTCGCCGCGACCTCAAGTTTTCCCCGCATGGTCGGGCCTGCTTCGGTCAACGCGGTAAAGACAAGGGCATTGACGTCCTGTTCTGTCAGGCGCTGGGCTCGCTTAATTGCCAGCGGCACAACGGAAGGGTTGAAGTCAAAGAACCAGTTCTCCCTTGGATGACTTTGGTAGTCGCCGGGGCGCTTGTTCTTGATCAGCGAGATGCCACGGAACGAATTAGCGCCGCGCAGATCCTTGATAACGCCAAGCAAGTTTGTCGAGCCCGATGTTGTTGCCATGGCCTGGCCTCTTGCGGAGAAGTTCTGCATTGAGCCCGCGTAAGCAGGAGCCGTGCCGGTGATGGCATCCAGGGCCCACATGCCGGCAGCTGCCAGGGGTGATTGCGAGCTGCGCTGCGCGGCGGCCACCTGCTGCGAGTAGCTCTGTGTCGCCCGCGCCTGCTGGCCACTTCTCCCGAGTTGCGAGCGCTGAGCCGGCGTCAGCTTGATGTCGTTGGGGTAGAAGTCCGCCTGCTGGAGCAGGAACTGCTGCGGGCTGGTGCCGGCTGCCTTGGCCGCCCTGGTGAGGGGGGTCGGGAGAGACTGCCCGCCTAGAGCCAGCGGGATCAGCCGGGCGGTTTCGGATGCGCTGAGCACGGCCTCGCCGCGCCAGTTCTGCAGCCGCTGCTCGCGGCTCGGCATCGTGTCCAACTGAGCCACACCAAAGGTGGGTGCTCCCTGCGCCCGGCGGCCCGGCGGCGGCTTGGGCGGTTCAGGGCGATCGGCGCCAGGCCGGGTCGTCCCAAATGGAACCGTGCTTGGCTGGCCATTGGTGCCGGGAAACAGCGTCTTCCAGGTGGCCGGTGCGTTCTTTTGGAACCCGGTCAAGGTGGAATCAATCACCTGCTGCTGTTCGGCCGGAGTGAGGTCGCGGTCGAGCTCGGCGCGTTTGGCGTCGATGGCCCGGTAGATCGAGGTGCGGAAAGCGGCGTTCTGACGGGCTGCCGACGCGGCGGCATTGGCGTCGCCGGTTGCCATCAGCTCTTCGATGTTGCGGGCGCCGCGGATGGCCGCTGTAACCGTGTCCGGGTAGTTGGTCTCAAGATTCGCCTTCACCTGGCGCGCGATGGCGCCATTGATGAGGCTGTCCGGCATGTTCTGTTTTTGCGTTTCCTTGCGGCGGCGCACCTCGGCGTACTGAGCGGAAAACTGAGCGCGCTTATCCGGTGCCACGTTCTGCAGCTCCATCTGGAATAGCCGGTCGAACTGAGCCGGGTCCCAGTCGCTGCCATAGGCCGCATCAGCCTCTTGCAGAAACACGGCGCCAGCGTCATCTGCGAAGCCGCGGCTGGTGATGTCCTCGGTGACGTTGGTGGTGCTCTGCTCGATCTTGAGCATTTCCGACAGCGGCAGTTGCCCCTGGTACTGCCCCCTGATCTGCTCGAGCCGAGCGGCTTTCTCTGGGCCATCCGGTAAGCCAAGGGTGGCTCCGGCGACCTCGTCGGCATACCGCTGGCCAACGGCTTCTTGTTGCGCCTTGCGGGCGCGGTAATTCATCTGGTCGTACTTATCGGTCGCCTCGAGGATCTCGAGCCCGTACATCTGCTGGGCCGAGGGCCGGTAGCCGTTTGAGTCAGGTGGGCCAACCAGGATCGAGCCGATGACGGCACGCGCCTCCCGATCGATCACGCCGGTCTGCGGATCCATTGCCATGGAGATCGCCGACTTGATCGCGTTCTCCTTCATCTCCTGGCCCTTGCCAGGGATGCCGAAACGCCGCGCCTCCTGATCGAGGTAGCTGGTTTCGTTGGCGACGATCTGGGCCAGCGGCACGCCGTCCGCCATAGCCTTCTTCACCCGGCCGTAGATGGTGGCCGCCGCAATCCGCGGCACCGTCTCATCCAGGTACTTGTTGTGGTCGTCGATCTGGTCCTGGGTGATCTTGTCCCACTCGCTGTTCATCCGCGGCAGGACGTAGTCCATGAAGCCGGGGGTGAACTCGCTCAGGCCGAACTTCTGGCTCACCTGGGCGATGGCGGCGGCCTTGACCGCATTGACCTTCGGGTCGGCCGGGTCCAGCAGCGCCAGATCAGCGCGGCGCTGGTTGAACTCCCGCCGCATGATCATCGGCATCTCAACCGACGCCAGCTTGCTCAGCTGGTTCTGACGGCCGGCCGTGCGGAACGGGTTAGCCCGATCCATCAGCAGGCCAGCGACAGGATCCTGTCGGGCCACGTCGCGGTTCTCGGCCGCGTATTCGTCCGCCGACACCATCAACTGGCGGTTGGCGATCGTGTAGGCCTTCAGCGCTTCGTTCTGGCCCTGCTGGTATTCATTGGAGGCGTACAGCTGGACGCCATAGTTCATCAGCTTGGTGAGGTTCTGGCTAAATGGAGCCAGTGCTCGAGCCAACTGCTCGCCTTGGTCGTAACCCTGCACGTTCGGCGCGGCAGCGGTCTGCACCAGGCCGATCCGATCACTGGAAAGGTTGATCTGCTGCGGCTGCGCAGGGCGGGCCGTTTCGATCAGCCCTGGCTGCACAAAGCTCGACACCGGACGGGCCGCCGGCTGGATCTGCCCGAGAGGTAGTTGTTCGCGTGCCATTGCTGATTAGCCTCCGTATTGGCGGATGCCGTCGGTCAAGTTGCCGACCGCCGCGGCGCCGGACTTGCCGCTTGATGTGAACTGCTGCAGGCCCTGCCAGACGCTCAGGCCGGTGTTGATGCCGCTGAGCACCGCATTGCCCATGGTCAAGTTGGCGGCCGCTTGGCTCGGCCCTGCGCCCGTCATCGACGGCGGCTGAGGCATCACTAACGTCGGCAACGGCGCAAACGGCCGCACCGGGTCTTGATACGGGGCAGGGTCATAGAACTGCTGGCTGTTGTATCGGCTGACGTAGTTCGCCACGAGGCCGGCCTGCTCGCGCGTGTACTGGCGCTCCCGGAAGTTCTGGTTGATCTGCTTCAGGGCCTCGAAGTCGCCCAGCTGACGCGCGTAGTCGTTCACCAGCCGATCGACGCTGGCGCCCTCCTGGCCGCTGGCCACCACCTGCGACTGCGCCTTCATCGCCTGATGGGCGTATTGGTAGGCAGCCACGGCGTCTTGAGAGGCCTGCTCCCGGATGCCTTCGCTCAATGCCTGGCTCTGCAAGCTGAAGTCCGCCATGGCAGAGGTGCGCGTGCGGCGCACAACATCAGCCTGCTTGTAGGCCTTGACCAGCTCGTAGTTCCGCAGCTGGTTGACGTAGCTGAGGTTCTGGTTGTAGTTGACCGTCTCAGCCCAGTAGCGGTATTTGCTCTGGGTGTTGGCGATGCGGGCGTTGATCTTGGAGGACCAGCGCGCGTACTTGTCGCTGACCTTCTGAAATCTCAGCGCGTCTTGGTATTGCTGGCGAGCCGAAGCGTTTTGAGCATTGGCGCCAAAAAGGCCCATGCCCATCTGGCCGAGCCCGAGGCCAATGGCAATGGCGTCATCAACTCCAAATGGCATCAGTCCGCCTCCCTGCAGAAATAACGAAACAGCTGGGCGTAAGGCCCATGGGGCTGGGCCGGATGAACGGTGAAGCCCAGGAACCGCAGCCACGCCACTGACCGGGTGTTGGCCGCAAAGACCCAGTTGTGAAGGAACCGCCAATCCGGCAGCAGTTCATCCACCCATTGCCGCCCCTTGCGGGCCAGCTGCACCTGGTGACTGCGCGTGGCCACCAGCTCGTCGGTGCCGAGCATCCAGATCTCCCCGGCGCCGGAGTCCGGGCAGACGCCGCACAGCCCAATCAGATCGCCGTCGTCACCCAGAATCCCGTGGCGCTCTGAGCTGCCGTTCCAGCTCTGCCACACCGCCTCCCTGGCGCCCAGGCCGTGGCTGGCCCTCGCTTCGCGGCGGTCTTCCGCCCGCAGCAGTTCAGCCAAATGCTCAATGTCGTGTGTGGCGGGGTCGGTGAATCTCATTGCATTGATTTGGCCTTGCCAGTGATGAGGCCGATCCACTCGCAAGTGCTGAACTTGCAAGGGAGGGCAGAAGCGTTGTGGATTTCCACCACGCAGTTGTCCCCTTTGCTGAGGACCGGGATGGTGAACACCCCTTCCTGATACCGCTTGTCCTCCGTCGCCTGGTCGAAGTTCCAGGCGTCTTGGCCCACCACGCTGTTGCGGCTGCCGAGGATGACGCCGCTGTACTTGTAGACAGCAGTGCTGCGGCGCTCAGCCTTGACGTGCGCCTCGAAATAGCCCGTCTCGTGATACCGGAGCAGCGCTTTGCGCACCTGAGTTCGCAGGCTGTTGGCAGCGGTCTTGCCACTGCCGATCTCTCGCATCGCCTTAAACCGCGTGAAGCGGTATTGGAAGTCGTAGACCTCGCCAAAGAAGATCGCTTGCGTGCTCCAGTCGCCGCGCGCAGTGATCGTGCTGCCGCTGCTTGCCTCCCCGAGCAGCACGCCGCCGTTGGCCGTCGAGAACGAGCTCCAAGCCTGCGTCTTGGACTTGATTGTGTAGGGCAGCGTCCACGTCGTAATGCCCGTCGTGGCGTTGTAGGCGCCCGCCGCAACGCGAATCGCTGTTGGAGTGTCCGTGGTGGTGGACACCCAGCGATCGAGCAGTAGCGGGGTGGGCTTAGTGGCGCTCTCCGCGGTTTGATCCGCAATCGGCGTCTTCTCCAGCCAGACCTCCGTGCCGTACTGCACCAGCAGGTAGAGCACCTCCTGGATGGCAAGCACCTGGAGCACCTTGTCGGCACCGCTCAGCTGCCAATGGCTCCAGCTGTTCTGTAGGCGCTCGACACCGTTGCCTGTGTTTCGCAGGAAGAACTTTTGCGCGTAGATCCGATTGAGGTAGCCCGTTCTGTCGCTGATGGCGTACCAGCTGTTGCTGGTGTCATCGGCCGCGATGCGGAACACCCCGCTTGGCACATAGGCCGCCACCTGCTGGGTCAGCTCAACCGCATCGGCCGCGATCGAAGTGCCGCTGCCGCGGATGCTGAACTCACGAAACTTGGTCCAGTCGCCGGCCACCTGAGCGAAGACAATGCCGTTGCCGATCTGTGTTGGCCGGCAGCGGGTGTCAATCTCGTACTGGGTCAGCGCGGTGATCTGCGCTGTGGCCGAGGTCAACGTGGTGTCGTTGCTCGAGAGGCGGAACTGCGTCTGGTCCGAGAACAGAATCAGCTCGTCCTGGAACGGCACCGCGTAACGCAGCACGCTGACCCGTGTGCCGCTGGCCTTGATGTCGATCGGGTCAGTCGCCAGTGTTGTGGTGACGGTCTCTGGGAAGAACTCAAAGAACTCGCCGGGGCGGCTGAGCACCACGGCCTCGTCAGCCAGGATCCCCAGGCGGTTCTTGAAGACGAACAGATCCTGGATGCCCTTGCCGATGAAGCTCGGGTCGGGAGCCGTCACATAGTCGCCACAGGTGCGATCACCCCACTTCCGCAGCGTGACGCCCGTGGCGATGGTCGAGCCGTCCATCGGCCCGAAATAGAAGGTGTTGTCCGGCTTGCGCACCAGGACGTGCGGCATCGTGCTCGGCTTGATGCGGTACTCGGCACCAGGGGCAACGGTTTCGTTCCAGGAGCCCTCGCCGAAGGTGCCCTGGCCAGAGCGTGGCTTGAACTGGACGTAGTAGCCATCCCAGGCATTGCCCGGGTCGCCGGTGATCTCAATCTGGTAGCCGACTGGAGCGATGGTCGGTAGCTCGGTGAACACCTGAACGCTGTTGGTGATCGCCGTGATGTCGGCATTGGCGCGAGCATCCGTCGCCTTGATCGTCATGGCGCTGCTGCTCTTGAAGTGCAGCACCGATCCACTGCGCTCGATCGTGACGCCGCTCACGCCAGCCAGGCCGGTTTTGATGTTCTCGGCGATTTCAGCCGCGCTGATCTTTGTTTCGGTCAGAGTGCTGCCAACCACGATCACGGCCGCCGTGGCGGTGGTCACATCCACCGTCGTGCTGTTCAAGGTGACGGTGTATTTCTGGCCGTAGTTGGCGGCCTTCACCCAGACCAGCGCCTCGTGGGTGGCGGGCCTGGCGGTCGCCGGGGCCAACAGGGTGCTGTCCATGTCTGGCAGCGCCCGGGTGTTGGAGATGAAGGTGTAGTCGCCGATGGAGACGGCGCGGATGTCGCTCTTGGCGCTCACCACCGACGACAGGTAGGTGTACGCACCCGCCGCTGCGCTGACCGTGTACTCAGTGCCGGCCAGATCGAACACCCGGATGGCGGTCTTACTGATCACCACCAGGTACTTCTCTGCGCTGTCTCGCAGCACGGAGTGGACGAACACGTCGCCCAAATCGGTGGTGCTGATCTTGGCCAGCGACTGCGTTGGCTCCCGCTTCCTCAGCCCTTCCGAAATTGATGAGTAGCCATTGATCTGCAGCTCGCCCTGGGTCGGGTCACGCTGCGCATCGGGCTGCTGGCTGATCCCCTGGAACAGGTTGGGGATCGTGTAGGAGAAGAGTTCAGCCAATGAGGTGCCCTCCTCCCGGTCCGCGCAGCAGGCCGTAGCCCGGGCTGTAAGTCGGGAAGGGGCGCAGGCCAGGGCCGCCAGTCAGCAGGTTGTAGTGGTCGTTCTCGGCCTCCATCCGCAGCAGTTCATTCAGCGCTGCTTGCTCGTCGATGGCCGTGTACTTGAACAAGGCGTCAGAGCTCAGGACGCGATCACTGAAGACGCGGGCGGATCGAATCGTGATCCAGCGGTTGAAAGGCTCTGGGCAGTCATCCCACGGCAGCAGGAACACCACATCAGCCAGCACCTGAGTGATGTCAGAACCCAGGATTGAGGTGCGCTTCTCGCGGTCGTAAACCTTCTGCCCGCGCAGCTGAAAGCGCCCAGCCCACTGGTACGGATCGGGCGACCACCGCACCACGTTGGCCGGCACGGTGATCGTGTTGGTGGTGACGTCCTTGCTGAAGGGGTAGCCGGATTCGGTGTTCCATGCCCAGCCCCTGGACTGCCCTTCCTTGTGAAACTCGAGCAGCGTCCGCTCTGCAATGCGGGCTTCTGCAACCTGTTCATTCTCGAGCGTTTCCACCGGCGCCTCGCCGATGTTCTCGAGCAGCACGTTGACGGCCTCGAGAAGGCCGGTCCGCCCTGGCGTCAGTGACTGGTTGGCGGTGCCCATTGGCTCTACGGGGCCGTAGACCTAACTGTACGAGCCGCACAAAAAAGGGGCCAGCCGTAGCCAGCCCCAGGTGATTTCCACTCGACCCCGAGGAGTCGAAGCGAGCTTAAGGGACGACGATCTTGTAGGCAGCCTCAGCGCGAAGCACGCCCATGCCGATGGCCTGGCGGGCCACCATCAGGGTTGCTTGCATCTGGACGTTCCAGTCGCCGCTGGTGATCTGCAGAGAGGGGCTCATCAGAGTCACCACGCCGGCGGCTTCCTTGTTAAAGATCAGGCCGCGGCACTTCGACAGATCCTGCGCGTAGTCAGTGTTCTTGTCTCCGGTGACGTTGGTGTAAGCCGCCTGGGTGACGTGGTTCGACATCAGGATGGGGATGCCGGCCACCTGCAGGGTCTTGCCGCTGGCGATGGTGCCGTTGCCGCCACTGCCGCCGTTGAAATCTGCGTTAATCGCGCGCGAAGATTGCGTGATGAAGTAATACTCCTCAGGGGAGAACACTGCATACATGCCATCAACGGGGACGTCCTTCTTGTCGAAGTTCACCCGTGCGGCGAAGATCGCATCCACCAGCTCATCACCCTTGGCCTGGTTGGTGGCAGCGGCGTAGCCGGCAGAGAGGGTCTTGCCAGCACCGATGCGACCGGCGTTGCCGGCTTTGCCCAGGGGCTCGGTGACGTTGGAGGCGGCGGCAAACAGGATGCGAGCCACACGCTTGTCGTACTCGTAGGCCAGGGCCCGGCCGAGTTCGGTGGTGTAGATCTGGCGCACGTCGTAGTACGCCATCAGCTCGTCGATCTCTGCCACAGCAGCGTCGGCGATCATCAGACCGTCGAGCTCAATGAGGCGCTCGTTCAGGTCGGAAGGGTTGTTGCCTTCACCGAGAATCGGAACGCCGGGCGAGTGGTACCTCGCTGCCATTTTCCCGGTGATGGGGAAAGCAACCGACTTCCCACCCTTGATGTTGCGCTCGCGGGTTTTGCCCTTGAAGACGGTGGTGCGCTCGAACGCGTCGAGAACTTCAGCAGCGCCGAGCTTGAGGAATAGAGCACGGTCATCACCCGTGCCTTTGATTTGACCAAGCCGCTGAAGCGCGGCATCGGGAGGGGTAGCCATGGTGTTTCAAAGAAGAAGTGATCGGCTGACTTCTTCCCCTCTGCACCGGGTTGTCTCCCTAGGGAGGCCCGTTCAGTTACGGGGGTGTAGAACTTGCCTCCCTTGAGAGTAACTAGAAGACGTCAGAAGCGTCCAACATCCGAATCACCTGCGCGCGGTAGGCCTCGTCAACGTCGTACAGGCGCTGACCCTTGCCGTTGAGCTTGTTCATCGCCTCGAGGACTTGGGCTTTCGACTCGAATGTCTTGCCGGCCGATGGCGCACGGCCGCTGCCCACCAGCTCTGGTTCCTTAAGGGTCGCCTGCTTGGGTGCGCTGCCCTGAGATGCCCGCGCCTGCATCGCTTTCAGCGCCCAGCGGATCGCCTCTTTGTTCCCAGCCGCAACCACTGCGTTGTATTCGTCGATCTCGTCCTGGGGGACGTTCTCTTTGACCCAGGCCGACAGCTGCTGGAACTGCTCCTCGCCGCCAACCAGGCCTTTGATCTCAGCCTGATCTTCAGCGCTGAGCTCAACGGACCCGGGCGCGGATTCATAGCCGCCCTCGAGGTAGCGCTCGACGATGGAGCGGGGGATGCCAACGCCCTCGAGCTTGGCCATGAACGGCTCGACGTCCTGGCCTGCTTCAAAGGCGGCGGCCATTTCGTAGGGGTTGAACTCAGCCTCCTCGAACTTGCCGGCCAGGAACTCGCCGTACTCCTTGACGCCTTCCTCCCGGGTGTAAGCCTTAGGGGGTGAAGGCAAGGTTTCAGCGGGCTGGTCTTTGGGCTGGCCCAGTTTCCTCTCCAGCTCCTGATACGCCTTGGCCAGCTCCTCCTGGCTGTTGAACTTGCCGAGGATCTTCTCCGGCTCGGCCTGTTCAGCGTCCCGTTCTGCCAAGAACTCCTCGAGCAGGCTTTCCTGCCCAGGAGCAACCGGCGTTTCGTTGATGGCTTCAGCTGTGCTGAGGCTGTTGTCGACGGGTGCTTGGGTCATTGCGGTTCGGTGGGTTGGTCAGGGTTGGCCAGCTGCTGCTCGATGGCAGCGGCCTCGGCCTGTTTCCGTGGGTCGGCCATGGGTGATGCCATGGCCTGCTGAGCAAGCGCCATCTGTTGGGCCTGCTGCTGTTCAGCGGCGACTTCCTCGTCGGTCTTGATCAGGCCAACGGTGTCGACGCCCATGGACGCGGCAAGCCGGCGGATCAGCTCCGAGGGGTTGACCCGCATCGTCACCTCCTGTTGGCCAATGGCGTTGCCGAGCTCGGCGATGGTGCTGACAAAGCGCACCACCCGCTCGAGGTCGTTGCTGCGACCGACGGCGGCCAGGCCAACACTGACCACCGGGCGCACCAGCTCCTTGGGCAGGGGCTGGAGCTTGCCCTGACGGATCAACAGATCCAGCTTGCGGGTGACGTAAGGGGTCTGGAATTCAGTGGTGAGGATCGAATAGATCGAACCGAGGGAGTTCTCGATCTGCAGCGCCTGGAGGCGGACCTCTTCTGCTGTGGTGCGCTCGCTGTCGCGCACGTCGGCGAGCATGAAGGCCTGGCTGAGGCGGGCCTCCACTCGAGCCAGCCCTGCCATGGCCACCTGCATGTCGCCGGCCTTCTGCACCTGCAGGGCCTGGACGTCATTGATGTCGCCGACGACAAAGGCGCCGTTGGCGGCGTCCGCCAGGGCCTTTGCCTTGGTGACACCGTTGGGGCGCACCAGGAATCGAATGGCAGCGCTGGCCAGGGAGCCTTCGGCCACCGCCTGGCTCAGGGCCTCAGCGGTCTTGAGGTCGGCCAGTGCGGCCGACTCGACGTAGCCCACTCCATAGGGCTGGCCATCCACGCGCGACATGCGCAGTGGCATCCAGGGGTTCGACTCGATCGGGGCCTCGCCCTCGCTGCCGGGGATCCGCTTGCCCTTGACCTCCTGATACCACTCGACCTTGCCCTTCTCCCAGTGAACGCAGGTGTAGACCTGGACCGTCTTGTCGTACTCGCCGATCTCGTCGTAGTCGTCTTTGACCAGGCGGCCGACAACGTCGTCCTCGTCCTCCTCGAGCAGCACCTTGATCTCTGGCGGGAGCGTGTTCATCGCCAGCTCCTCGCACGTCACCACCTCCAGGGGGTTGCCCATGGGGTCGCGTGAGCAGACGTAGCGGTTCAGGTGGTAAACCTTCAGCCCGTCTTTGCCGACGTAGAGCAGCACGTTGCCGCAGACGATCAGCCACAGCAGCGCCTCATGGAAGGCGACCCGGTCGTTGGTGCCCTCGATCGAGCGGAGCACTTCCTGCTCCATCTTTGCCAGGGCCGAATCGAACTCTGACTTCTGCGAGGTGTCGATGCCCTGGCGGATCATCTCCATCTCGTTGAGTGTGAACCGGAAGAAGCTCTGCGTCGGGGGCAGCAGGGCCAGCAGCATCCGGCTCGCCAGGTTCAACACGCCCCTGGCACCAATGCCATTCCACGGAAGGGGGAACACTTCTTTGTTCCCCTTGGTGGGCTCGTTGCTGGATGGCACGAGGTAGGGAAGGGTGAGCCGCGCAGCCTCCCGTCCCCGCTCGAGGTAGTAGTTCCGATCGGACTCAAGGGCCCGGTAACGCTGCGCTGCAGTGGCCATGATCAGACGGGGATGTTGAGGCCAGTGCCGGCCGTTGCGGTCTCAGTCGGCGAGATCGCCAACGAGGTGTTGAGGTTCTTCAGGCGGCGGTTAATCGCCTGCGTTACCTGCGCGCCCTGAACCGGAGCGTTTGTTGTTGTCATCACCGCATAAGGAGCAGCTGATACTTGCTGTTGCTGTTGCTGCATATTGGCGGCCGACATCTGATTCATGAGGTCATTGATCATCCCCATGTAGAGATCTTGGTTCGCCTGGTTCTGCGCGACGGACGCATTGATTGCGTCGATCATTGCCTGACTTCCGTCGTCGACGGAATTGGACCACTGCTGCGTTTGGTTGCTGATCTCGGGCGTCTGCTGCACCGGCGCGGCCGCTGCGACTGGGGCCTGCGTGACCTTGACCGTCGTGGACGGCATGAAGCTGTAGGTCGGCAGATTCGTAGTGGAGTCCTGCCAGTTCTGGCCCTTGATCACCGGCCCCTGGGTCGCCTGCGAGCCGGTTACGGCCCAGCCAGATCCGGGCTTTGGCGCTGGAGCGGCGGCCGCTGGCGTATAGCTGATGACGCCTTTCTTGTTCTGGTCAATGTTGTAAATCTCCTGCGCTTTCTGGCCGATCGTTGCGTCGTTTTTGGCCGCAACAGTCAGGATTTTTGCGGTCGAGATTCCAGCATTATTGAGATTCTTGATTTCAGACGCGGTCAGCCTGTTGTTGCCCTGCAGGGCCCGCTGAACTTGCTTGTTGGCGTTCTTGGCCATTGATCGTTCTCCTAGATGGTGAGGGTGCTGGAGGGAGTGCGGTCAATCCGCAATGCCTGCCTGGTCTGCCCAGGCCTGTAGTTCTCGTCGCGGAACCGGCCGACCACGGGCCGATCGGCGCTGTCCTCCGGCGGAGGCGCGCCCTTCAGCAGGCTCTGCCGCATGGCGTCTTGCTGAAGGAGTTGCTGGTTGTCGGCTGCCATCTCCGACAGATCCTTGAGCTGCGTCAGCGTGTCCTGCAGCCCCTGGTTCGACTGGTTCAGCAGGTCCTGCGCCAGGTTCAGCGGGTTGCCCGGGGCCAGTAGGTCTTTGACCTTGTCCCACATGAACTGGGTGTCGTTCTCGACCCGGTTGGCGCGGGGGTCTTTGTATTTGGTCTTGACCGCTTTGCGCTGCTGCCTGGCGTTGCCGAGCTTTTCTTTGTAGGTGGCCGGATCCATCTGGCCCTTCCTGGCCTTGATGCGTTGCACCCGCTGCGTGGCCTGCCCGTACTGCTTGGTGCGTTGCAGAGTGTCAGTGATGCGGGCAGCTGGCGCGCCCCCGCCGCCTCCAACGCACATCAGCCCACCTCCAAATCAACGCCTTTCTCGAACTGCTCCTGCATTGCGGCGACCAGGAAGCGGACCACGGAGGCCTGGCCGGAGCGGAACCAGACCTCCTTCTCGGTCCACTGCAGATCAGGCGCACGATCCGGGAACTTTTGCGCCAATGCACTCACAAGACGCTCAGAGATCGGGGGCAGCGCAACCACTACAGGCCTGCAGATGTAGTCAGGCTACCGGCGGGCTCCATAGCAGGGGAGTGCTGGTTTGCAAGTCATACTCACCAGGGCGAAGGATGCGAGCACACCTGGCCTGAGTAATTGCATAGGCCTCGCTCAGCTCCTTCTTGGCATAGGCGGCGAGCACCGCCTGCCACATCTCCGCCTCCGTTGAGCAACTGGCTAATGCCTTCTCGGCTGTGACCGGACCGTATCCGGGGCAGCCGGGGTAGTTATCTGTGGCATCGCCGGTCAGCACCTGGGCGTAGAACGTGCGATCGGCCTCGAGCCTGCTGGCGTGAATGATCTCGCCATTGCGCAGGTGCAGCCCAGGGATGGTGAGCAGATCTTTGTCGATGGAAGCGATCACATCGCCGTCTTCGTAAAGCACGCCCAGCACGTCATCTCCTTCGATGTCAGGGAGGCGCGCAACCTGCCAGCCACGGGACTGAGCCGCCTTTTCAACCCACTCGATCAGCTGCTTGTAGCCGGCTGGCCTGCGGTACTTCTTGCGGTTCGCCTTGTACTGGGGCCAGACGCCATAGCGAAAGGAGACGCGATCCCCAAAGACCAGCACGGGCTGGTGATCGGGGGCGCCCTCGCGGATCTCGGCGATCAGCTCCTGGAAATTGGCCTGGGCATCAGCGTGCCTGCACAGATAGGTCCAGTCGCCGTCATCCCACTCGGCCTCCCATTCCGCCGCGGTGGCGGAGCGGAACAGGTAGACCTCGGCATCGATCAGCAGCTTCACAGCCCTGCCTCCTGCATGTCCCGCTCAACCAGCTCTTTCAACCGCTCCTGGTAGAGCCCGGTGTAGGTGCTGCAGGTGCGGCCTGATTGCTGATACAGCCACTCGAGGTACTCCTGGCGGCGCTGTTCGATCTTTGGGTTAATCATGGTGTTTAGTGAAGGTGACTACTGGGCTTCAAGTTCAATAGCAATGGCCAAAAGTTCGGCGCGTATTGCTGACGCGTTTACATCACAGCAAGAGTCATACGGAAGATGTGGCGCTGGCACTACCTGATCCGCAGCAGCTCGCAGGGCGGCGGCGGTGACCCACTGAACGTGACGACGCGGGGCGTAGTCCATTTCTCGGTATGCGGCATCTAGCACCGCCTGTGCAGCGGGGGAGATGTCAGTCATCTTCGTCAGGCAGGATTTCGAGTAGGGATGTGATGCAGTGGCCGGTGGAGTTCTCAGCGCCAAGGCAGTAGCGCTCGGCTTCGCAAAGTGCCATTCGCAGCCGCTCGACGACAGGCCATGGATCGCCCAGCTCAGTTGAAAAGTCTTGAAACGGCGCAGGGTGGAAGTCGGTCATGGTGATTAGTGGAAGCGGCTTGTGGGCTTGGCTGAACTATCTGCGATTTCCGGAAGGTTCGTGATTGGGTAGTTGTTCAAGGGCGCGGCGGATGGTGTCTGTGATCTCTGGGATCACGACATCCATCCTTTCAATCGTGTACAGCATCTTCAAGGCAATGCTTTTCAGGGTTTCAGGTTGAGGGCGGCGGGCGATGAGCAGGTCGACAGGCCAGTCGGGATGGTCGTGCGCAAAATCGCTTAGCCAATCGCAGCACGCCTCCAGCTCTTGGTCTGCGCCCCATTGGGCGGCGCAGTTGGCGATGTACTCGGGCAGAGGCAAAGGGTCCCGAAGAAGTTCTCGGTCTTCTGCCCACTCGTAGACCAACTCCGGCGGCACGGTGACGGGATTAGTCATCAGCGGTCTCTCTGATGAGCCGATCGGCCACCTCGTTGATGGCCAGGAAGCAGATGCGGGCCTGCCCCTCGTCGGGCGCCCAGGTGCGGATGCGATCGCTGATCTCATGCACCACAGCCCTCATCCGCCGGCGGTCATCGATGCTGTATTCGCCCAGGCTCCAGTAGAGCTCGGTCAGTTCATTCAGAAGGGTCATTCGAGTGCCTCAACAGTTGCGTCTGGCCAGCGGTTTTTGCAGTAGCTGATCGCCTTGGCCTTGGTCGGCGCCGGCATCACCACACGCATGGCCGGCATGTTTGGCTGCTTGACCCGCAAGCGGAAGTCACGGGTGCGCTCATCGGCCTTGGGCCGGCTGACGCCAGGGCCAAGGTTTGGCTCCGCCCATCCGGGTGGGATGCAGTTCGGGGCAAGTCCCATCACTCGTTCTCCATCTCGAGCATGTGCTCGCAGCACCGGATGTATCCCTCCCACCACGTCTGCGCGTAGGAGCGTTCGACGCACTCCGCGTGGTGCTTGTGAGCGCGACTCAGAAGTCGAGTAACGGCGGCTCTTGAAACGTCGATTGGGGTTTCTCCTTTTCGGATTGCCATGGCTGGATGTTGCGAGAGTCGTGGACGTTGATGTGGCCGAACTTCCCGAGGAAGACCATCAAGCTGTTCTTGCGTCGAGAGACCACGGCCCCGCATTTCCAGTTGCCCTGGTGGTAGGCCTTGATCTCGTCGCCAGGTTGGTAGTCATTGGTCCAGCTCATCCATGAATTTTGCGAAAGGCCTCCATGTCCCTGAAATCCATCTCCTGAAACTGCGGGTGCTGCGCCAGGAACTCAGGGCTAGGCAGGATTACGTCCCAACCTGTTTTGTTGAACTGAAGCGTTGACCACTTGCCGGTCAATAGGCCCCGCTCGAGGATCGACTGCAGCTCGTGCCTGCTGAACAGTGGTTCCATCACTGCTCACGGGTCGCTTCCTCTTGCGCCCATCGCAGGTAGTCCTGCCACTTCTTCTCAGTGAGGGGGCAGTCTTCTGCGATCGGGGGCAGCAGGGGCTGATCTGCCGTGGTGAAAGGCAGGTACGCCTCGCTGTTGTGCGGATCCGGCGCGGAGATCAGCGATCGCTTCGCGGTCGGCAGCATCGTCAGCTGGCTGGCGGTTGGCCTGCAGAACGGAGGCAGCTCCTCGCGGAAGCCCCAGCTCCTGTTCGCCATGCCGTTCTCTGTTCGATACAGCGGTGCCATCAGTTCTTTCCAGGTGGGGTAGCGCTTGAAGGTGTTGGGCTCGAGGCCCTGGATCCACTGCTCAGCGGCCCACATGAACTGGGTCTCGCTGATCTCCGGGAACTCAGAGGTGAAGCTGTGGAACTTGAGCCGGCAGATGTGCGGGCTCCATCGATCGGCCTCTTTGATCCGCAGCTGGGCCGCGATCATTTCGGCGACCGCCAGAAACGTCTCTGGCGTCAGGCTGTTTGACTTGGCCATTGCTCAAGGGCGGCGAGCATCGCCGGGTCTTTGGGCATCGGGCGGCCCTGGGCCGTGGGGGCCGTGAGCTCGTCCTTCATGTATTCGGGCTTGAGCGTTTGCCAGCCGTGTTCAACTCCGGCCCTGGCCAGCAGCACCTGCTGCCAGGCAGGGAGCTTGGCGACGCGGGCCACGCTCGAAAGCCAGGCGGCCTCGCTCCACGCGGCCTTGGCGCCGTGCTTGCTCTTGCGGCTGACGTTCCACCACTCAACGAGCAGCGGCTGCGCCTCCGAGCAGACATTCACCAGGCAGTCCTCGTCCAGGCTGGCTGCGTGGCGCTGGGTCTTGGCCGCAGCGGCCGGGCGGTCCTGCTGCAGCCGAATCACCGGGGCTAGGGGCGCCGGCTGATCAGGCGCCACCGCCACATAGGACTGGATCCCGGGATCCCACTCCTCGATGCGCTCGAGGGTGGCGAACTTGTGGCGACAGCGCTTGCCGTTGCAGATGCGGTGACGGCGAATCCCCTCCCGGACCCTGATCGTGTCGAGGATCCTGTTGCTGGTGCCGCCACATTTCGGGCAATTCATTCCCAGATCACCTTCATGTAGATCGATTGCTTGTCTTTGGGTGCCCGGGTGAAGCGCAGCGCCATGGCAGGCAGCACGTTCACCCGGTCGTCGGCCCACACCAGGCCGTTGCCGCTGTCGAGCACCGCGCCGGCGAGGTTGTCGAGATCGCCACGGGCCGGGCCGCGGAAAGTCAGCACCAGGCAGCTCACCTGCTGCAGCGGTGGCTCGCACCACCACTCGGCCAGCAGGGCGCGCACCGTCGCCTTCCACTTCATGTAGGCCGGGGGCATGTAGGGCCGGCCGCCGCCCCTGGGGGAGCGGGGCCTGGCCTTTGACATCAGCGGCACGTTCAGCTCGAAGTCAGCGGACTGCATCAGAAGGGCATCTCTTCTGTGTCGTCCCAGCTGGGGCCGGCTTCCTCTTTCGCCGGGCCCTCGGCCGGGCTGCGCTTCTCGTCGCCGGTGAGTGCATAGCCCTTCTCGGGTTCGCCGAACACCGAGCTCATATCTGGGGCGCTGTACTCCACCAGGTGCAGCACGCGCACGGCCTCGAGGTTGAGGCTCACGCCCTTCCCTCCCTCGGGGTTGGTCCAGCTCCAGGGGCTGAACGCCACCTTCCCGGTGCTGCCGTTGCCGATCAGCACGTCCTCGGGCCAGGGCGTTCCCTTGGCGTCCTGCACTGCCGGCGGGGGCAGCTCCATGCCGCGCTTGGTCAGCACGTTCCGCTTGAAGCTGAACTGCCAGAGCGAGGTCTCATCACCGCTCTGGTCCAGGTAGGTCTTGAACGGCAGGCCGTTAGGGCCAGGGCGGCTGCTGCTGCCGTGGGCCTCCATGAAGGCCTCCTTCAGTGACTTCACAAACGCCTGGGCCTCGGCGTCGTCCTTGCTGAGCAGCAGGTCGACAGACCACTGCTCCTTCTCGTTGTCCTTCCCTTTGTTCGCAATGCCAGGGCGCAACACCTTGGCCCACATCAACTCCCCTTGCGGCGAAACCTTGATCTCCTTGGGCATTTGCTCTACGGGTCTGTAGTAGACGTGCGGAACCTAGTCGCCTGCTCGCTGATCGTCAACCCGTATGTGTCTCTTACGAGAGTCCTACGAAAAGCAGTAGGGGTTGGATCCCACCTGTCCTGGGCAGAGATCTCCCGTGAAAGGAGCGCGACGCATCCTTCGAACCTTTGCAGCAGAAGCGATCTCGGCTGCCATCAATTCCAGCCAGTCCACCTTGAACATCTCCCGCAGCTGGCGGTGCAATTCCCCGTGCAACCACTCCGCCCGTTCTGGAACGACAGCAAAGCAGTCGTGATTCGTAAGAATCTGCGCGCCGTGCGCATCGGCCGTGGAGACAATCGAATGGCACAGGGCTGCGTCGAATGAATGGATGGCGTTGGCCGTGATGCCCCTGTTGGTGGCGCGTGCGCTCAGCTCCCCGGCCGGGCGCTCCTCTCGCCTGCTCCGCTGCCGCGGCAGGGAGATCAACGCTGTGCCGCTCGGGATGGTGCCGGGCAGCTCCTCGCCCAGGCGCATGGGCCAGCCGGTGGGGCCGGTCCATTCGATCGGCTTCTTCTTGCTGACCACGCGCCGCGACAGCTCACGCAGCCAGCCCTGCAGCGCCAGGCAGGGTGCGACCTCCTCCTGCAGCGCCTGGCGCATGACCTTGGCCATGTGACGGACTGGCGCCAGCACGTCGCCCTGCAGTCGCCACAGATCGGCCTGCCCGTTGCGCTGCTCCACTGCAGCGATCAGACCGTCCATCAGGGTCTGATGCGTGGCTCCATATATAGACGTCATCACCGGCCCCTTCGCCAGGGAGCGGTCGATGCCGAAGTCCAGCCAGAAGATCGCGTGCTTAGCGATGGTGCCGCCAGCCAGCTCCACCTCCTCGCGCAGCAGGCGCACCACCCGATCGGCCACCGCCTGGTAGATGTCGGCCCGGGTGCTGCCGATCAGGTTGGTGTGGCGGGCCAGCCTCTTGTCCCGCAGCAGCGCCGCAGCGATGCCGACCCCAGAGCAGGTCTGATCCAGCCGCACCGGGCAGCCGATCGGGGTGGTCGGGTCGGCCAGCCACTGGCGCACAGCCCGGGCCACCTGCAGCAGCTGCCACGGATCATCAGCGCCGCGCCATAGCTCGAGCCGCTCGAGGGGCTCCTCGGCAATGGCGGTCAGCCGCTCGAGGTTTTGCTTGCCCCAGTCCAGCCGGTCAGCCCACTTCGCTTTGCCCAGGCCGTAGTGTCCGGCCGCGGCCATCAGCAACCACTCGAACCCCCGCTCGCCGCATGGCTCGCCCTGCTCGAAGCTGATCAGTGCCTTCTCGTGATCAGGGCCCTGGTGCGTGGCGTAGCGGTTGCTGCTGTAGATCCGCCCCCTGAAATCCAGCTCGTAGGCAAACCAGCTGGGTCGGCCGGCGATTGATTCGCACTGGCGCAGGGCCTCCTCGATCCGCACCCGGGCCGCCCGGTTGGCGTTCTCATCAGCCCAGGCCTCGGCCCGTCGGCGCCGGTATTCGATCCAGGCCTCTTTGCCAGCATCTATCTCCGGCTCGGGCGGCACCACCAGCGGGTCGCGCTGCACCGGGAACAGCCCGCGGATGTTGCTATCCCATGCAGCGCGCTGCTGCTCCACCATCCACGGGTCGATCACCATCGCCTGCTGCTGCAGGGCATTGATCACCCGCAGTTGCAGCGACAGGTCGGCCTTCTCGTAGGGGGCCAGATCCAGCGGCCGCCGTGCCACCACCAGGGCAGAGCTGTTGTCCAGGTGGCCGCCGCCATGCAGCCCCTGCCATGGCCTCGGCTCCACCAGCATTGGCAGCCGGCGCACGGGGATAGGCCGCGGCGGGTTGGCCTTGATTAACGCCAGCACTTCTGGCGCCGGCTCCACCACCTGCCGGGTGCGGGCCTGCTGCACCACGCGCACCAGGCCGGTGTGCTCCACCACCAGATCCAGCAGCAGGCCGCCGACGTGGAAGCGGTCCTGCGTGGCCCAGGCCTCCTGCCCCAGGTGCAGCAGTTGCATGGTCCACTTGCCCACCACTTCTTTGCGGCGGCCGCCGCTGCGCTTCTTCAGCACGCGCAGCAGGTCGCGGTCCTTGGCCTGGATCTTCATCGCACGCACTTCGTCCTCGATCTCGCGGCCAATGGCCAGGGCCAGCTCCCGATACGGGCGGCGCTGGCTGATGCGGTCGATCACCGCGCCCAGGGCGATCGATGCAATGGGCCTGGGGCCCTTGTCCTTGAACACCAGCAGGGCGGGCAGGGCGCAGTAGTGCGGGCCGGCCGCGCATTGTTTCCGCAGGAGCCGACCGAACAGCGCATCAAGGGCGTCACCTACCCGTTCCGCGTTCTGCTGGAACAGTTCTCGGCCGTATTCGGTGGCGCGCTCCCGGCCCGCAACCTGAAGATTCCGGCGCATGGCTTGCGCCTTGTTTTCAGACTCCCTGCGCTGAGCGGTTTCTCGCGCCAGTTCATCCGAAATGGAACTGGTGGATGAAATGCGGGATGCAGGAACCACCGCAAATTGGGCATTTTCTGCAATTTATCCACCACACCCCTGTAGAGCTCGGATTTACTGGCGGTCTTCCAGTGTTGGTGGATGTTCTGCGGGGGTGTAGAGGTAAAAAACGGATTTTAAGTCCGCTGCGTATGCCAATTCCGCCATGCTCCCCCGTTGCGCCGCAAGGGATCTCAGGGATTGGGCAGGATGCGGGGAAATGCAGTTTCGTGCAATTCTCCGCATCCGAAACGCAACCGCTGCGGTCCTGCGGACGTTGCCCACAGTAGGAGCTCAGGCCTCGATTGCAGCGGTGCAGGCCGTCAGGTGGTGGGTCTGCAGGTGCATGTAGCGCTGCACCGCCGCCAGGGTTTTCCAGCCGCCATAGGCCTGGATCTGCTGGAGGGGCACGCCGGCCTGGGCCATGCGCGTCGCCCCGGTGTGACGGGCGCAGTGCATGGTCAGCTTCCGGTCGCCCTCGAGGCCCATGTGTGCCTTGGCCCGATCAAACAACTCGCGTGCTCGGTGGTATTTCAAGCCGAACACGCGCTGGCGCGGCACCGGCGGGACGTGAGCCTCGATGAGGCTGCGCGCCTTAGGGCCCAGCGCAATGGTGCGAGGGCTGCCGTTCTTGGTTTTCCAGAACGTGATCAGCCCGCGCTCGAGGTCGACGTCCTCGCCGCGCAGCCGCTCAATCTCACCCCAGCGGGTGCAGGTCAGGGTCATGAGCACCAAGACGTCGGCCATCTCGGTTTCGCCCCACTCCCGGAAGATGTGGCAGAAGGTGGCCAGCTCCTCCTTTGTGATGATCCGGTCTTTGGTGTTGGCGATCTTCAGCTGCTGCGGGAGATCCTGCTTTTGGCCGATGTAGCCATGCAGAAGCGCGTCGTTGATCATCCCCTTCAGGCAGCTCACTTTGTGGTTCACCGTCGCGGGACTGTTGCCCCCCTCGAGCAGGTACTGGCGCCAGCGCTCGACGTCCGGCGCCTTGATCGAATCGAGCTGGGTGGTGGACCCGAAGAACTCAACCGCGTGCTGGCTGTAGATCCCTGCGGTGCGCTCCCAGGCCAGGCCCTTCCAGCGGATGCGCAGTGACAGGGCCCGGGCGTCTTTGACGGTGATGCCGGTGCCGGTGCTGCGGTTGGTGTCGGAGCGCGAGGCGATTTGCTCGAGCAGCTCCTTCTGTTTGGCCAGTGCCTCGGCCTTGGTTTTCGCCTTACGGGTGCGGCGGACGCCGTCGACGGTGACGTCGGCGATCCATCCGTCCGCGATCTTGCGGACTGACATCGTTTTCGGTGTGGTGGTGGTTGGTCACAGGGCCCGCAGCTGGTTGATCAGGTGCTTGCCCTTGGTGGTGAGCCGCACAAGGAAGCGCCGGTTATCGGCGGGGTCTCGGTAGGCCTCCACCAGGCCCAGACCTGGCTGGCCGTTGTCCTTGCCGTCGCTCAGGGCCTGGATGCCACGGCTGACTGAGGCGTTGCTGGTGATCAGCCGCGCCTCGAGTTCCTTGTACTCAACGGGAGCACATTCGGCGATCTCCAGGAACATGCGGATGCGATGCGCCGGCAGTTGAGCTGGGTCCAAAGTTTTGAAAACATCCAGAGCCCTTGCCAGTTGATCCAGATCCATGGCTCCCCGGGGTCTCGCAGGTGTGTCCTAGGACTCTCGCACGCCTGGAGAGAAACCCTGGCCCTGCCCGCTATCTGCTCCCCATAGGCGGCGAAGTGCTGCCACGTCTGGCGTCTGGGGATTTCGGCGCTGAAAAGTAAAGCAAGGCGCATAGTCAAAGCTCTCCAGACCCGTTGAGTGGTGCAAATGTACTATCCAACAGCTCTTGGGCCTCTTCCGTTAGTTCCAGCCGATATCCCCGGCGGTGCGGGTGGTTGGTTACTTTCACCAGCCCAAGCCTGGATTCAATCCAGCGCCCGTCCTCCTTGCGGCCGCGGCCACGCAGCAGGCACAGGGTCCGATTCACACGCGCGTGATCAATCCCCATGTGTTTCTGCAGATCGGTGACGTGATCGATGCCGCTGTAGATCCAGAGCAGGGCCTCAGCGGCCACCAGGGGCATCCCGCCATCGAATGTTGATCGCTTGGATGCCTTGCGCAGACCGCCCAGCAGTCCGGCGATGCTGTAGACCGCGACGATGTTCCGCGGTCTCATTGGCGGGGCCTACGGCGAGCGGCAGGGCGGCACAGGCCAGCCAAGACGCGTGCGCGGTTGGCCGGGGTGTTAGCGAGCTTGTGCGCGATCAGGTGGTACTGGATCAGGGCTTCGGCCTTGCGTTCTTCCTTCTCGCGTTCGCGCTGTTCTGCTTGCTTCTTGCTTGGGTGGCGCATGATCTCCCACACCAGATAGGCGGGAATCAGCACCATCCCAAACATGGGAAGGATGGCCAGCAGGTACAGCGCCCCAACCGGGGCCAGCACGACGCCGACCACGGTGAAAGCTCTTTTGAGCCACTTCTTCATGCCTGGGCCTCGAACGCCTGGGCATTGCGCACTTTGAGCAGAGCGCCATGGGCGACGCGCAGGGCGTCTTGGGTATCGGCCCAGGCGTCGTCGCCGGGTGCCAAGGCCTGGATTTGCACCTCGAGCAGTTCGCTTAGCAGGTGTGCGCGAGGGCGCAGCAGCTCACAGAGCAGCTCGGCTTCCTTGCGGTTGATGTTGAGTTGCATGGGTCAATCGCTCTTGTGATCAGGCAACCGCCAATGCGGGCCGTTTGCGAGTCCGGCCAGCGCGCACGGGCGCGGGCGGGTTCTTGGTTGGTTTCGTAGGCAGTGGCGCTGGGTTGGCCGCGGCCGCCTCCTTTTGGGTTGTGGGCCTCCAGCCGGCGGCGGTGAGCAGCAGAGCCAGGGCGTGAGCCAGCAGGGGCCGCAGGGCCACGGCCACCAGCTCGAGGGCCAGACCCAGCAGCGCCAGGGCGGCCAGGGCGGGATCGTTGCGGTTCATTTGAACGACTCCCACTTCTCAACAGCGCGCTCGAGCAGGTAGGCGCTGAGGTTGGAGAGGCTGCGGCCTTCCTCCAGCGCACGGCGCTCGAGGCGGCTCATCACTCCATAGGGAACGGTGATCGTCATTCGTTGCGAGCGACGCAGGGCCAGCTCGTCCGGGGTAAGTGTCATGGGTGGGCGTTTGGTGGTTGGTCGCTGGGTGAGCCCAGCAGGGAACCCGAGGGCCAGGGGCCCAGGGGCTCGGTGCTGAGGTCAGCCGATGCCGCAGCGGCGAGCGATGGCCGCGGCGGATTCGGGCGGCGCGTCGTGCGCCATGCAGGCCTTGAACAGCTCCGCGTGGCTGGTGTCCTCGTGTTCGTTGAGGGTGTAGTAGCTGTCACCGACTCGCACGCAGAACGTGGCGATCGCCCCGGTGAGCCGCTCGGAGATGCGGAACGAGGCGTAACCCACGCCACGAGTCCAGCGCTCGGGCGGCAGGCAGTTGAGCAGCTCCTCGTAACGCTCCTGGGTGATGCGGCGCGGGCCGGTGCAGTAGCGCTGGCGATCGCTCTGCTCTTGGAGCTCGAGCGCCTCGATGGTGGGCAGGGTGTAGGCCTGCTTGCTGACGTGGCCTAGGGCCCGCAGCTCCTCGAGGGTCTCGCCACCCCAGAAGCTCCGGCCATCGCGGCCGAGGAATGTGTAGATCCGGCCGGTGGTGGGATCCCACACGGCGGGCGTGCTGTCGTTGAAGTTGCTCATGGTTGGTGGTGGTGGTTGGTCGAGGGGTGAGCCCCTCAGGGAGCCGCAACAGCAGCTCCGGGAGAGGGTCAGGGCCCAGGCCGCTCCGCCGGCATCGCACGCCCGCGGATCAGGCCCAGTTCCGGCCGGTCAGGCGCCCCAGGCGCCAACGGCTTGTGGAGCCAGCCCAAGGCCAGCCCCAGGGCCAGCCCATAGGCCGCCAGTGATGCGCCGCGCATCAGTACCCCAGCCAGTGCAGCAGTGCCTCGGCGTTGCGCTCGTCCAGGTGGACAGCGCTCACCCCGTGGTCGTCCTCGTACACGTCGTCCAGGGTGAACCCGTGCTCGCCCAGCAGTTGCACCGCGTCGGCGCGGGTCAGGTTGCCGTAGCCGTCCGCGTAGGACAGCACCGACTCCTCGTAGCTATTCATCGGTCTAGGTGCGGTGGTGGTTGGTCAGACCGCGGGCCCGGCGCAGTGCGCTGCAGCCCCGTAGCGGTCCTGCTGCCATCCTGCTTGATCTCCACGGGGGTGGAGCAGATGCCCTGGGGCGCACCTGCCAATCTGTAACAACTCTTTACGTTGCCCCGTGGCGCCTGCCTGCCGGCGCAGGTCCAGCGGCGCCAGCACCCCCACCCCACCAGGCCGGACAGGCCCACCAGCAGCCCCCAGCGGATGTGCAATCCGCTGAGAACCCAGCCGCCACCAGCCCCCAGGCCCTAGCAGGCTGCAGGCCGGCTGCACCCAGGCCCGCAGGGCCCAGCAGCCACAGGCAGAAAAGGCAGGGGGTGCAGGGGGGAGCTGTCGCCCGCACGTACTGGGCACCCCACCACATCGCGCGACCCAAAAATCGGCCCCTGGGTCTGAACCGGATCTAGCCAGGGTCAATACGGGGGTGGAGCGGGAACTGGGTTGGGTTGATGTTGGGAGTGTGCCCACCCTGGTGGAGGACGTCGGGGGTGGAGCGGAGTGCAGACGGTCTTGCGTGGAGAGGGAGACGTCTGGAGACGGGGTGGGAGGGCTGCGCCGGATGTTTCTGGAGATTTCTTCCTACCTACCAGTAGAGATATCCAGAGCAACTGTGAAATGGCCCAGTGGTGGAGCGGAGCTCTACGGGGGCGAGTAGTAAGCCTTTATGATTTGAGTGCATGAGATCCCTTCCGGCGACAGGGGTCGGATCCTGAAGCCGGTATTAAGGGGATCTCGCCAGTGTTATGCGCCACTGACTGCATGAACCCTATCGAATCTGACGGCGAGGATTACGTCATGCTCCACAGGCAAGGTCGAGAGGCTTGCGCGGAGCTGTTGAAGGAGCGGAAATTGCTCCCCCGCGATCTGGCGGTGCTCTGGGGCCTGACCATTCATCTGCACTGGCGCAGTGGCCGGGTGAAGGTGACGGCCAAGTGCCTGGCGGAGCAGCTGGGGATGCGGATTCAGGACGTCACCCACTCGCTGAAGCGGCTGCGGGAGCACCTAGTGATCAGCAAGGCCTACGACCAGACCACGGGCGAGACCTACTTCTTGTTCAACCCCTGGTACATCTCTGTTGGTGGGGCAAAACGCCGCGGCCACATCCACCGTCAGTTCACGGATTCACTGGAGTGAGCCAAGCAAGGCCGATAGCCTGAAGTGAACTGCTCTACACCCGTGTATTTGTCCAACACAGAGCGGGAACGCCTTGGTCTGTTTGGTTTTGGCTCTGATGTTCCTGATGACGTGGTGGCCGCAGCTGAAGCGGCGCTGGCATCGCCTTGTGGAGGTGCTTGTCCTGCCCCAGCGGCGAAGACCACGAAGCGTGCACGCAATAAGGCCGGTGAATACGTCGGTGATGACCCGGCGACGGCTGAAGTGAACGAGGCTTATGAGGCTGGCTAAGGTCATGTCGCCCACCCAGGTGGTGCTGGGAGGCCCGCTAGCGCTTCGTCTCTGCGGACGTGCTGGTGGTTGGTCGGAAGCCCATTCTGCCCTCGTGGTGGGAGGGGCTTCCACATGAGTTGGACCCCAATCCCGCCGGAACTGGGTGTCGGGCGGTTCCCATATTTCTTCTGCTACATCCTGCGGGAGCTGGGGTTGGCGGAAGTGCCGACCAAACAGCAGCTGCGGATCTGTGACTGGCAGGAGAACGGCCCCTCCCGTCAGATCACCGTTGGCTTTCGTGGTGTGGCGAAGAGCACGATCGCCGCGGCCAGGGCCTTGCACCGGCTACGGATCGATCCGTTCAACGAGAAGGTGCTGATTCCAGGCTCCACAGCGGAGAAGGCCCTGGAGATCACCACGTTCATGGCGCGGTGCATCCGTGATATCGACATCCTGAGGTGCCTGGAGCCACGCAACGACGGGCGGAGCAGCACCAGGGCGTTTGATGTGGGCCCTGCAGTGGTGGATCAAAGCCCGAGTGTCCGCGCTGTGGGAATCCTGTCGCCGTCATTGACCGGCAAGCGCTGCACGATCGCCATCCCGGACGACATCGAGACCCTGAACAACTCGATCACACCGCTGAAACAGGAGCGTTTGGCCGCGGCCGTGACCGAATTGGAGGCAATCCTCAAGCCGGATGAGGGCCAGGAGCTGCCGCGGATGGTCCAGTTCCTGGGTACGCCTCACCTGGAGACGTCGCTTTACCTGCGGCTGGTGCGTGAGCGGAATTACTCGATCCGCTACTGGCCAGCGCGGTATCCAGATCCCTCTGATGCGGACCAGTGGGACTGCTACGAGGGACATATCGACCCCGTGATGGCAGCTGAGGTCGAGGAAGACCCGTCATTGGTAGGTCAGCCGACTGATCCAGAGCGTTTCGGGCACGAGGAACTGCTGGGCCGCGAGATGCGGATGACCAGGGCGTCGGTGCAGCTGCAGTTCCAGCTGAACTGCCGCTTGTCGACCCTGGATCGCTATCCGATCCGCCTTGGCGACCTGATCGTGCTGCCGCTGGACGGCAAGGCGTTGCCAGAGGTGGTGGCGTGGTCGTCGGGAACGGAGTACCGGATCCAATCCATCCCGTGTGTGGGCCTTGGCGCGGACCGGTACTACCACTCACCGGCCGTGATTCAGGGCTGGCTGCCCCAGGAAGAGGCCTGGCGGTGCGTGCTGGCCATTGACCCGTCCGGCCGCGGCAGCGACGAGTTGGCGTGGGCTGTGGTGGCGGAGTTGAACGGCAACCTATTCGTCCTCGAGAGCGGTGGCACCACCCGCGGCTACGAGGAGGAGGTGCTGGTCCACCTGGCGAACGCCGCCAAGCGCTGGAAGGTGAACTACGTCATCCCGGAGCCGAACTACGGCGATGGCATGTTCGCCGCGTTGCTGAAGCCGGTGATGCAACGCATCTGGCCCTGCACGGTGGAGGAGCCGCCCAGGAGCGCCGGGCAGAAGGAAAAGCGCATCGTGGATGTGCTCGGGCCGCTGAGCCAGCAGCACCGGCTGCTGTTCAACAGCGAGCTGGTGCAGAAGGATTGGAACGGCGCGGAGCGTGACCCCGATACGGGCCATCAGCGGTCATTGATGTACCAGATGAGCCGCATCACGGCCGATCGGGGCTGCCTCACTTACTACGACCGCATCGATGCGCTGGCGATTGGCTGCTCATGGTTCGTTGAGGCCGCTGCTCAAGACCAGGTGAAGGCGCAACAGCAACGCGCCGACGAGATCGAGGACTGGTCTAGGCAGGCCTGGATGGACGAGACAGGGGCCAGCGTGGATGCACTGGCCTTGGGGTTCCGTCCAATGGCCCGCAGCGCTGCTTATGGCGGCGTCAGGCGGCGGTAGGGGGTGCTGGCGGGCGGATCGGCACCACTTTGACCTTCTGCTCGAGCTCAGCGAAGTTGAGCTTGCCCGACATGCGCGCCAGATCGGCCGTTGGCGTTTCTGGCATGGCTGCAGCGGTGATGGCGTTCTGCTTCAGGAGCTGCAGCGCTTCGCGGCGGGCGTTTTTGTCGCCATTGCGGAGGTCATCAAGGATTCCATGCGCCACTTCGGCGTGGATGTCCTCCAAGACCTCTCGGAGATCGTGGTTTGCCACGTTTACATGGGTGGAGAGCTTTCCCCATCATGCCGATCGAGGAAGTCCAGTTCACTGATCAGCGATGGCTGCAGTTCTGGGAGAACTACAAGGGGCTTCCGCATCAAAAAGATGCGATCACGAAGCTTGGTCAGCAGATCAAGCAGGCTGACCAGGGGCTTTTGAGTGAGTCGTCAGAGTGGGTAGAGAAATGGAAGCAGCCGCAAACGGCTGCATTGGTGCGTAATCCGCTGAATGTGCGTTGGCAGAGCCAGTTGGATAACAAATCTGGGGCCGGATACCGGGAGTGCTTCAGCTCCAGTTGCGCCATGTTGGCGATGTACTGGGGGAAGGTGGTTGGCGACGACGCCTATAACACCGTCCGGCAGAAGTTTGGCGACACCACATCAGCAGAAGCCCAGCTGGCGGCGTTGCGGTCACTTGGGCTGCGGGCTGATTTCTTCACCAACGGCACGGCAGTGGCCCTGGAGCGCGAGATCGATGCAGGTAGGCCTGTTGCTGTTGGTTGGCTGCACAAAGGCCCTGTGACGGCCCCCAGCGGCGGCGGGCATTGGTCCGTGATCATCGGCTACACCGATGCCGCCTGGATCCAGAACGATCCGAATGGCGAGGCCATGCTCGTTGGCGGCGGCTACGCCAACAACACCAAGGGCGGCGGCGTGGTTTACAGCCGCAAGAACTGGAATCCGCGCTGGATGCCGGGCGGCAGCGGCGGCTGGTATCTCACCTGCAAGCCATGAAACGCGAACGACTGCATCTCAGCCATACGACAACGGTTGAGACAGGAAAGGACTGGAACGGACGTTTTTTCATCGCTTACGACAAGGGGGCTTCTGTGTTCTTGCGTTGTCCGATCGCGGTGCGGAAGTGGCTCAAGCTGCCGACCAAGATCCCGATGCGCGAGTCGTACGACAGCTGGATCGCGTCTCTGGAGGCGGCCGACACCAATCCATCGCCAAATTTGGGGCAAATTAGGAGTTCCGCGCTCGATGAGAGCGACCCGAACCACCAGACCAGGACGGTGATCTAGCGCTTCACTCTGGGGCTGATGATGCCGGCTGCCACTTCGATGACCCGGTAGAACTTGACGAGGAGCCGGGTGTAGTCGTTGAGGGCCTTGTTGTCCTTGGGCGTGGGGGTCATGTTGACCACCACCAGGGCGACGCCGTGGATGGCGATGGCCAGGGCGACGTAATCAGAGAAGTGGTTCATCAGGGTCGCTCAAGATCGCGGAGCCTGGTCTCGTGGTCCTGCAGCATCGTCTGCACGCCCTCGAGAATTGTTGTGGTGCGTGATTCAAATCGCCCCAGGCCGTTGGCGATCTTCCAGAGCGCGGCGACGCCCGAGCCGCCAAGTCCGATGAGGGCAAGGATGCTCGCTGGGTCCACGCCAAGATGTCTGCACCCCTGCAGACTATCGGCCTGGCCTGTGCCGGCAAATCCAGGCGTAGATCTCTGGGCGGTGTTCAGGATTGCAGCGCCAAAGCAGCTGCCTCACATACCGCAGGCTTGCCGTGTCATTGGCGTGGCTGAGGTAGGCCATGGTCGTCTCCAGGCTGCAGCCCGCCGCGGCCTTGCGCTTCAGGCGTTTGAGCGAGCGCTTGCGGATCAGCTTGTAGGTGCGCCAGTGGCGGTAGCCAACCCAGTCCACGCCGTCATCCACCCAGCCCACACCGCTCTTGTTGTTGAGCCTCATGCCCAGCTCCTCCACCTTCTGCGCCATCGCCTGGTGGGCAGCGTGGGCAGCTGCCGCGGTCTCGAACAGGGCGATCATGTCGTCGCAGTAGCGCAGGTAGGTGTCGAGCTTCAGCTCGCGCCGGGCGAAGTGATCGAGGGGGTTGAGCGCCATGTTGGCCATGATCTGGCTGGTGCTCGCGCCAATGGGGATGCCGCAGTCGCCACCGTTCACCGTGATGTAGCGCCACAGCAGAGCAAGCGTTGGCTTGCATTTGATGTGACGGCACATCTCGGCATAGAGCGCTTCGTGGTTGATGCTGTAAAAGAACTTGCTGATGTCCAGGCTGAGGTAATACTTCCAGCGACGATCCTTCAGATAGGCATGAAACTGCTGGCTGCAGCGATGGGTGCCGCGGCCAATCAGGCAGCTGTAGGTGTGAGCGATTAACCGCTGCTGCAGGGGCACACGCAGCACGTTGCAGACGGCGTGCTGCACGATGCGATCCTCAAGGAACGGCGCTTGGATCAGCCGGGGCTTTGGGTCCTTGATCCAGAACTCATAGTGCGGCCGTGGCTTATACCTGCCGTCCAGCAGCTTGGCTTCCAGGTGCGACAGGTTGACCGCCAGGTTGCTCTCGTACTGGAGGATCAACCGCTTGTCGCCCTTGCCGCTTCTGACTTCCTTCCAGGCGTCCAGCAGCGCGTCGTAGCTGGCGATCTGTGGCCACAAATTGCTGAGCTTGTGGGGCATGGCGAGACGGTCGCAGAGCTACTGGAATCGCCTTCCCCGGCTATTGAGAGCCCAGTGGGCTCAAGGACGAACTCCCTCCCTTCAACACGACACGGCCGGTCCCACGTGAGGCCCGACGCTGGGCGTGATTGTGTCGAAGTCGGACGGCACGCGCCCCATTGTTGTTGTTCGCGTTACCGGATGTGTTGTTGAGATTCACGTTGAACACGCCCGCATTGGCCGTGTTGTCCCAGTTGCCCCCAACATTCGGCAGCATGTCAGGAGTCCGCCCTGAGTTCAGAGCGTAGCCAGCCCCCTAGAAGTTTGCCCACTTCGTCGAGCTTCTCGCAGGCAACACGGTGTCGCCTGGGCTCGATGAACTTGGCTTCCACTGCCAGGTTGAGCAGCTGCCTGAGGAACTCGTGCTGCACATTGAAGCGCGTGAGATCGGTCTTCTTGTGCTGCTTCTTGTTGGCGGCGATGGCCAACTCCAGACAGAGATACCCGATCTCACGCATCTTGGCGCTGAGGACATACTTTTCATACCGCGGCATGTTCCTTGTAAGAACGTCGAGGTAGAGGCAGAGGTCCTTGCAGCGCCGCTCGATGAGCCAGTAACGCTCCCGCCGGCGGTCGAGGCCCAGGGCCTGTTCTTCCGGCGGTGTGGCGTCAGAGGGAAGGCCCGCTGCCGCGGGCCCCACATGGCTGCTCACGCAGCCAGAAGGCGGACGGCACGCGCCCCAGCGTTGTTGTACGCGTAACCGGATGCGCTGCTGAGAAGCACGGTGAACACGCCCGCAGCGGCCGTGTAGTCCCAGACGCCCCCAACAATCGGCAGCAGGTCGTTGGGACTGGAGCGATACACACCGTCACCACCAAAGATGTTGGTGCTGGTCTGCGTGCCGCTGGTGCCCAGCTCCCTGGGAATCAGGGTCTCCGTCATCGCCCGCTTGGTGGCGTTGCTGAAGCTGCTGGAGGGGTGGAAGGTGCCACCGCTGTGGGGCACCAGGTAGCTCCAGCCAGCGCTGCCGAACCAGATGCCGTCATCGGCTGCGGCAACGCTCTCTGCGGCCAGGGACAGCACGCCAGAAGCGCCTGTGATCGAGGCGTTGCCGGTGGTGTTGGTCCAGGCTGCAGAGCTCGGGAACAGACGGAAGCCCCCGTTGCCGCCGCCGCTGTTGGTCAGGCCAGGGGCCAGTTCCCACTGGTTGCCCTGAATGTCCACGATCCCGCTGAGCTGACCGTTGTGAGTGGTGTGCTCAGTGGCTGCAGCACCGCTGATCCGAGCGGCGCCGGTGAAGGCGCGGCTGTTGCGGCCGGCGTAGCCCGAGCCGTTGTGCCCGGTCAGATCCGTGCGGGCGAACTGCAGGCTGGACTTGTTCACGTCCGAGCCGTTGTTGTTGTTGCCCTTGGGCGCATAGGGCGCCACGTCCATCCAGGCCGCCTTGGTGGTGGCACCGGCGATGGGTGCGCCGCCAGCATCGAGCAGGGCCTGGGCATGGGCCAGCGACAGGAAGGCGATCTGGCTGCGGATCCACAGGGGGATGGGCGCAAAGTCCAGGCCGCGGGTCTTCACCAGGGCCCACACGCCACCGAAGTTGTTGGCGGGGGTGCCAGCAGCGCTGTTCAGCGCGGTGCTGTTCACCAGGCTGAAGGGGCTGTTCCAGTCAGTGCCGCCTTCGTCCTTGGTGGTGGGGCTGCAGGGCCAGTGCAGGGGCCGCGACACGGCGATGCCGCCGGTGAGCGGGGTGCCGCCGGGGCCGTTGGTGTGGTTCGGAGAGCCAGAGCCATCGGGCTTGCCGTTGGAGATCTGGTACTTGTCCACGAACACGCCGATCAGGCTCTGGCCTGCGTCCGTGAACGCCTTGGGCAGGACAGCGTTGCCACTCTGCGTGTCACTGATCACCACCTTCGTGCCATAGAACGGCGCGTTGGTGTTGCCGGGGGCCTGCACGTCGATGTAGTGCGCCGGGATGAAGCACACAATCGAAGCGCTCGGGATGTGGATGTAGTTCCCGAAGTGAGGGTGCTCGCGCAGCGGGTCGTAGGTGCCGGCGCTCAGTGGCGCGAAGTCGGCAGGCAGCAGCTCAATGGGGCAGCAACCGATGCCGAAGCCGCTCATGCCGGCCAGGCCCACGGTGTAGCGCCACTGATCGCGGTAGCCGTACCACTCGTTCTCGATGTTGAAGATCCCGGAGGGACCAACAATGCGCTCCTTGACGCGGAGCAATGGTGTGATGACAGTCATGGCTCAGGCCTCGTTGAAAGGAGCGGGGTAGAAGGTGACGGGATTGGGTAGCTGCGTCTTGGTGATTGCTGTCACCGGCTGGCCACCAGCCCAGGCGTCGATGTCATCACCAACGCCATAGGCCCCGAAGTAATCGAAGCCGTCGTGAGTGTTGGCGTCAGGGTCAGCATCACGCTGCAGTGCCACCAAGGTGAAGGTGGGCTCGGTGCCGGGATCTTGCTCAGGCCATTGCACGTTGGTGCCGGGCTCGGGATCAGCCTTGTAGAAACGGAAGTCCATGGCTCACATGTGAGAAGCGGAAGTGGGGTCGATCACAGAACGACCGCCATAGCTGCGATCACCAGGGCGACCGATTGGCAGTGTGTCTTGATCAAATTGCTGCAGTTTCTGCAGGCTGGGTTCGGCAACCGGCGCTGTGGCCGGAAACCCTGTGGACGGAAGTACGGCCATCAGCAGAAGCTCCCTGACGGAAGGTGAATAGGGTTGTAGGCATCAGCACTGACGTAGTGAAACGCCGTGCCAGGAGGCA